TGAAGGTGAAAAAATTCGGTTCAATACTCTGTCCCGCAGGCACGTTATCCCAGTGTTAGGACGTATCCTACCTGATGTAACTAAAGAAGACTACATCAACTACCGAGACGAGTACTACGCTCCTTGGCTGCTGCAAATAGGTAAATCCGACGATTTAGGGCTCATCAATAACATTGTTCCCAACCTAATATGGAAACGCAATGTAGCGCAATCGTGGGCAGAGTTCTGCGAAAAATTCGGTATGCCCCTCATTACCGCTACTTCTAATTCTACCAACAGCGATGTAGTGGACAAGGTAAACCAAATGCTATTAGACTTAGGCGAAGCAGGCGTGGCTACCTTCCCACAAGGCACCAGTATCAACTTCCAAGAAGCTAATCGCACCGATGCCTACAACGTGTATATGCAGTTTATGCAAGCCAACACCAATGAGATAAGCAAACAGTTAGTAGGCTCAACAATGCTGTCCGACCAAGGTACGAACCGAAGCCAAACCGAAGTACACGAACGTTCGCTCGACTTTAAAATAGCCCAAGCAGACAAACGTTTTATTCAGTTTGTGGTAAATGACCAACTCATCCCCTTATTGCGCCTGCAAGGTTACAAGCTATCGGACGAGGTATTCTTTGAGTTCAAAACAGCCGAGCAGGAAATAAACCTATCTGAGATGTGGAATATCACTAATGGGCTCATTGCTAATGGCTACCAAGTAGAAACCGAATGGATTTCCAAAACCTTTAACATACCTATTGAGAGCGAGGGAAAGCCCCAGTCCCTTAATGAAATTACCGCTTCATTAAGGGGAGCAGACGAGGGCGAACGCTATCCCTTTAGCTGTACCTGCGGGCAACATACGGCTTCACTTGGCAAAACCATACGCACCGTACTGGCAAAACTCACCGATAAGCTGATAAGCAAAGTGTATCACAAAAAAGACACCTTGCCCGAATACGCCCAAATGGTAGTTGCTGAAGGTGTTGCCCTTAGTGAGGCATTGCGCGACAACTTTCCTACCATTAGCCCCTATACGGGTCCAGACCAACTGTGCCTACAGCTAATGGAGTACAACCTCTTTGAGTTTGCAGCAGGCAAAACCGAAAGCCGCCTTGCTTCAATGAAAAAGCTATTAGTAGACGAAAATAACCAAATACGCTCCTTTAGCGACTTTAAAGAGTTGTGCCAAAAAGAGGTAGAGAAGTTCAATAAAAAATGGTTAGAAGCTGAGTACAACCTATCTATAGCCGTAGGGCAAAACTCCGCTCAGTACTTGCGCTTTATGGCAGAGAAAGACACCGTTACCTCTTTTGTAAAATACCAAACCGCAGGCGACGACAAAGTGCGTGAGGCACACAAAGTGCTCAACGGCAAAATATTCAACCTATCCGATAAGGAAGCAATGGATTTGTATCCGCCTAACGGCTATGGCTGCCGTTGCGAAATGGTGCAAGTGTTGGGCGACCAAAAAGGCAAAGTAACCAAGGGCAGAGAAGCTAAAATAATGCTGGAGGGTACAGATAATAAATACAAAGGTTCTCAGTTTGAAATCAATCGTGGCGACCTCAAGCAGGTGTTTACCAAACAGCAGTTTTACAGTGATACTAAGGGACTACCCAAAAAACTCAACGAAATGACTTTTGATAAATATGGACTACCCTCTTGGGAAGCGTTTAAACAGCATTTAAAACCTCTTAAATTGGATAACACCATTACCGAGAAAAACCTCCACGAGCTATTTAAACCTTTTGAGAAAAATACCTATATGGGCTTTGAAGACTATTTAGGCAGAAAACTCACCTTGCAGAAGAGTGTTTTTGATACCCATACACAAGGGAAATACCTTAATGAAAATGAGCTAAGACACCAGCTATTCCCTTTTGTTAAGGAGATTTTAAAGAATCCCGATGAGGTATGGTATTTTGATTATAAAGGTGATGCTAAGAAGTTCCAACCACGTTACATCAAGTTCTATCAAGATAGAGTACTTATAGTAGATTGCGACTTGAATACAGAACAACAATCACTTACCATTAACACGTGGTACAGTATGAAAGCCCCCGAGAAATTTATTCGCAAAGGGCTAAAAATAAAATAAGAACTCAAAAACTTAGACCGTGTAAACCCTTTGCAGAGCCGTCTCTATTCCCGCATCCCGAAGGTAGCGTTATTAATGCAAGTCTCTGAGTTCCTAATATTGTACCGCAAAAGTATAAACAATTTTTGAAATAACAAAATAACAATGGCAACAACATCAAAATTAACCCTACTTATTGATTTAAGCCAACGCTTGTTTAACAACGGACTTACCCAAATGTCGAACCGCTTTCGCCAGCACGTACAGCAAATGCGCGACAGCTACCGCGATTTTACTAACCAAATACCAATGCTCGGCAATCTTATGGATACCCTCTCCAACAAATGGGTGCTCTTGGGGGCAAGCATAGTAGCGGTAGGTACAGGGCTGGTGCGGGCTACCTCCTTAGCTAACGATTGGCACAAACAAATGGCAGAGATTAACGTAACTGCCGAGCTGAGTAAAGAGGAACTTGGCAAACTATCTAATAAATTGTTGGATATAGGTACTAAAAACGTCGCCCCTCTGGAGGAAGTTCCTAAAGCCTTCTCACGTATCATTTCGGCAGGGCTTGATGTAAACCAATCAATGCAAGCCCTTGAACCTACCTTGCAAGCCGCTAAAGCAGGTTTCACCGATATAGAAACGGTAGCCAGTGCAGGGATTGCCACAATGATGTCGTCAGGAGAGGATATTAACAAAGTGTACGATGTGCTGTTTGCAACCGTAAAAGAGGGGAATGCCGAGTTTAAAGATATAGCCAACTATATGCCTAAGCTCACGCCATTAGCCAAAGGGTTGGGCTATGAACTTACTGAAACGGCAGGGGCATTTGCCTCACTCACCACCAAGCTAAGTGCCGAACAGTCCACTACTGCCTTGCAGGGTATCATCCGATCGTTATCCGATGAGCGCATAGCCCTTGGGCAAGTAGGCAAAGACGGCATTTACAAAAGCGGGTTTAAAGCCTTGGGGATAGAGGTACACGACACTACAGGGAAAATAAAACCCTTGGTAGAAATTATAGGAATGCTCAACGACAAAATGGCTGGTCTTTCAGACAAGCAGCGTATGGAGCAATTTGGTAAGTTAGGGCTCGACCAAATGAGTACAATGGGCTTTCAAACCCTTATGCAGGATATAGAGGGCTTACAGAAGGCTACCGATGCTGTAGTAGGCTCACAAGGCGCGTTAGGAAAAGCCTATACCGACTCTCTCACTCCTTTAGAACAATGGGGCATCGCACAAAACCAACTCAAAGGTACAATGATAAAAATAGGCGAGGCTATACTACCTATGCTATCCAAAGCTATTGAGTACATTACTCCCCTTTTTGAGTGGATATACAAGAACGTGGATTGGCTTATTCCTGTATTTGGTACATTTGCGGGCGTATTAGGCGTAGTTACTGTAGCCACGTGGGCGTGGAATGTAGCCCTAGCCGCAAACCCCATAGGGCTACTGATAGCAGGCATAGCAGCACTTATTGCTCTCGTAGTGGTAGCAATAAAGAAATTCGACCAATGGGGTGCAGGTATGTTAGCCCTCCTTGGTCCCATAGGTTGGCTCATCAATGGTATTAAAACCATTTACGACCATTGGCAAAGTATCAAAAAAGCCTTTACCGATGGCGGTATTTTGGAGGGACTCAAACGCATAGGGCTCGTGTTGTTAGACACTATACTAAAGCCTATCCAACAATTGTTAGAATTGCTTTCTAATATCCCTGGTCTCGAAAGTTTAGCGGGTAAAGGTGCTGACTATATCAAAGAGCTTAGGGAGTCAATGAATACAGTTACCGATGGAGAAAAACAAAAAGAGGAAGAGCCTGAAAAAGAAACTAAACCCGAAAACCCATTCAGCTTTACCAATACCGCAGGAGCCACAGCGGGGGCAACACCAACAACAATGAACGCCAATACCCAATTAGGCTCGCAGGTAAGCAAGGTAACAGGCGATGCTACCCAAACCAAAAACATAACCATTACTTTTGAAGCACTAAGCAAAGGTGATATAAAGGTGAGCAATGCCGAAGGACTGACTTGGCAACAAGTAGAAGAACGTTTTACTGATATGCTCCTCAGAGTAGTGCGAAACGCTGAACTATCATAATATGGACTTACAAGTAAACACCGACTTATTCAACCGACTGCAACGCCTTACACAACGAACCTTCCTACAGCGAATGGTGAATGAAGCAGGCGTAATAGCTGTGAACTTCTCAAAGGACAGATTTCGGTTTAAGAATTGGATAGACAAGACTGCCGAAAAATGGCAAGCACGCAAACGCCCCGATAGGGGTTCATTACTGTTGCGCACAGGTCGCCTGAAAAGGTCTATACGCAAAATAACTTCAGGCGACTACTACGTGGTAGTAGGAACTGATGTACCCTACGCCCAACTGCACAACGAGGGAGGTACTGTGAATAAAGTAGCACAGGTGAAAGCTCACACTCGCAAAGTAGTGATACGGCAAAGAAGTGTAAATCGCAGGGGAAACGCTACTACACGGGCTATAGGTAGTAAAATAGTGAACGTGCGAGCCCATAATCGCAAAATGAACCTTACAATGCCCAAACGCCAGTTTTTAGGCGAAAGCGAACTACTAATGAGGCGTATTGAAATGCACGTAAACCGAGAACTTAACAAAGAATTGCAATGAAAGATTTTTATAACAAACTACACCAAGTATTTGAGCAAGAAGCTACTAAAGATTTATACCGAAGCAAGGGTATTGTACCCATTCAGTACATTGACTTCTACGTAGGGCAAGACTATAACGACAACCTTTTTGAGGCGCATATATTCCCTGCCTTATTAGTGCAATGGCAAATAGCCTACACCGATAACTACGAAGCAGTAGCAACCCTCACTTTTAGGCTGTGTTATGAACAGCTAAGAGACCTTTCCTCTTTAGGACAAAACAAAGTTGAGGGGCTCAAGTTCTTAGACTTTATTGATATTACCGATAGCATACTAAAAACTGTTGAAACACCCAGCACAGGCAAGCTACACCTTATAAATGAAAGCCTTAGCATTGAAGATACGGTAGTAGATGTATTCACCCTTACTTACCAATGCAGTTATTGTGGAAAACAAAAATCCCCACAAACCAAAGGCTTGCGGGGTGATTTTGAAAGAGTGGAGCTAACAGCGAAACTTAAGAGCCGTTTTTAGTTATTTGGAAGTGGGTACATCTTTGATGTTACCCACTTTTTGATTTTCTATGTAGATATTGCCCCAATAGTCTCTTCTTACATTTAAACGGTATTTCACAAAACTCTTTTTGTACTTATCATCTGTAAGAATGCTGCGCATAAACTTCTCTGTCATTTTCTTATAGGCATCGGGTATGGCATCGTCTTCATACACAAATCGGTTTGTTTCACGAGTTACTACTATAAGCCCTGAATCATCTTCCTTTTTGTTTTCTGAACCAGCATATACCTTAAAAACCTCACCTCTTTTTCTAAAAGGCTCATTGTAGCTTTGAGCACTTCCAACTAAAGGCAGTGTTAATAGTGCTATGTAAAATAACTTTTTCATTTTTCTAATGATATTCTTAAAGTGTTTGTTTCGGAGTTGTAAACAGCTTCTGATTTTCCTTCTAATTTAATAGAATAAACCTTAGAGCTTCCTCTTTGAACAGTACCCTCAAAACCTATTTCTTCATTGAACTTGTTAGGTGTAAGATAGATAGGTTCGAAAGAGGTGTTGCTAATATTTTCAAACTCTGTTTTGGAGATGTTAATACCATTTATTTCCCATTTATAATTCTTGGGCTCACCATACTTGGCTATGAGCTCTTCTTTAGAAGACTTACTAAACTCTTGTACAATCTCCTTAGTAGAGATTTTAGGAGTATTAGTGCAAGCCGAGAATAATACAGTTACTAATATTAAAGCTATATTTTTCATACATCATTTATTTTTCGGCAAAGTTAAGATGTTTATTTGTAATAATCAAAATAAACGTTGTGCTTTCTTTAAATGGCGTTTAAAATCTTCCATTGGGGTTTCATTAGCCTGCTCTTGATAGCGAAACTCAGAGTGTTCACGCTGTCGTTGTTCGTCTATAAAGGTGAAACGTTCTTGATCGTATTGGCGAAAGAAACTAAGCACTTTATCAATACCAAGACGTTCGTAAAATTCGCCGTATTCGCCCGATAATACGCGTTTGAATATAAAGGATATTTCAGTGAGCTTTAAGTAGCCGTAATCGTTCATTATTTGGCTACTGCAAAGCCTTATTTGTTCTTCACTCATAGGGCGGGAGAGGTTAAGCATTTCGTTGAGATAGACAAGCCATAGCATTACAAAGCTCTCGCAAGCGGTTGCCCCATAGTCTCGCCTTATGGCACTAATGGAAGGCGTTGGCAGGTCGATAGCTTCAGCTATGGTTTTGAGCTTGTAGCTATACTTCATACAGTTAGCTGGTGAATATACCCTCAAGAATCTTTCGTTTGAAATCAGTGCTGTAAGTTTGTTTTGCACTACTGTTACCTCGTTTTGCATTTTGTAGAATTTTGTTGAGTTGTGAATTGATGTATTTTAAATCGGTATTTCGTTGGTGAAACTCATCCATCTTCTGCCAATTGCCCAATAGGTATTGCCACGTGGAAAGGGCTTCAGTGTCGTTTGCTGATACTTGTTGCAGGTAGCTAATGATTTGCTTGAGGGCTTTGCCGTCGGCTCCAGTGAACTTGGGAGGAAATCCGTATAGACAATTGTAGAAGCCAAACCACTCGTCTAAGAATTGGGTGTAAAGGCTTGCAGTTTGATGCTCGTCTTTAGTGTAGGACACACTGCCGTTCCATTGCTCTTGGTAGCGTTCTATATCTTCCTCTTGTGGGGGTAGTATAGCTCCAAGTTGTTGGTATTGCTGACTGTTGAGCCCTCCGCTTTTGATTTCTATTTTGCAAAGCTCACCTTTTTTGTAGGTGAGCTTTAGCAGTGTGTGGGTACGGTGTAGGGTTACGGTGTAGGTCATTGGTTTGCTGTTTTATAGAGGTCTATTAATTTAAGTAAAAGGGTTTCACGAGCTTCTTCGTAGCTTTCTTTGTAGGCAAACTCCCAAAATTCTCCGTTGTCTAATTCGGGGTAAAAGATGTAGGCTGAAGTACCTTTGCTGGTGGTTTCGAGGTTGCCATAGTAGCCTTTTGCTCTGAACCAAGCAAGGGCTTCTGTCCAAGAGGGAAGGGATATACAACCTTTCTGTTTGTTGTAATTGATACGCTTTATATCTCTTAATTCGATACTATTATAAACTTCGTTGTGTATCCTATCACCTATTTCTATGCATTGGTAACCTTTGCCGCTGATAGCAAGAGCTATATAGCAATAGCAAGGGGTGTCAAACCCTATTTCTTTGAGTTCTTTGGCAATGTCGGGGGACACAAGCCAAGTGGGGTAATTTTCGGTGTTATTCATTTTCTTCGTGATTAAATGTTATACTTCCATTATTCTTTTTTCTTTGTTCCTTTCCCGTTCTTTGAATATTTCGATGAGTGCTTCTATACAGAAGAGGCGAGCATTTTCGTAATCGAATGACATTCCTTTTTCTTTTTCAATGTCAAAGCGGTCATAAATTCGATAAGAGTACCAATCAATTGCCCCCATATTTGGGCGTATGTAGGAAAATAGTCCGCGTACTCTAAACCATTCAAAGACTTGTTCATAAGTTGGAATATCTGTAAAAGGGCTTCCAGGTGAATTGCTACCTAACAAAAAATCTTTTATTGAAAATTCTCTTTTTCCCTCTAAACTGCTATATACTATTGCAGTAATACCAACACCTTCTGAGTATGAGAATAAACAAGGTTCATTAAACCCTATTTCTTTGAGTTCTTTAGCTATGTCAATAGGCACAAGCCAAGTGGGGTAATTTTCTTTATTCATTTTAAATAGTGTTTAAAAGGTTATTCTAAATATAGTCCTGTAGTTACTTGTTGGGTGTATTTGCCTCCTTCTACTCCATAAAGGATAGAGTATCTTGTTATTTCCTCTTCAGTAAGAGGACGGGAGGTTTTTTGTTCAGGATGATAGATGCCTGAACGAACTACATACAACTTGAAAAATGCTTCTTGCATTTGTTCGCGGCGTTTGTTTTTAGTTTTTGTAGTTCGACAAAGATTAACTACTGGTAAGCCGTGTTTGCGCCATTGTTGGTTTAGGTGGGGTTTGAAATAGCCGTAGGCACTATCTAACATTACCCAATCTAAGTAGGGCATTTTGATTGCTATTTCTTTTACATTACTTCCTGTAATGCGATAAGCTTGGTACTTTTTATCCTTAAAGAAGTAGTCAATTAGTTGTACAAACAACCATTTATCTAATTCGGAGGCGTACTTAAAGTAATACTCTTTTTCGTCCAAGTTATTAAGCTCGTCTTCTGTTATGTTGTACTTTTTGAGTAGTTTTCTGAGCAACTTTTCAGCTGATTGCTGCTCTCCTGCTACGCCTCGTTTTACGAGTTCGTAGACTTTTGCAATTTTTTCTTTTACTTTGTCGTTCATATTGTAATTGTTTTTTAGTAATTTGCTTGATTTTAGGCTTCCCATTGCTCTTTTGTTAATTGCTTGCCACAGTCCTTGCAGAATAAGGCAGTTACTTCTACTGTAACATAATGGGCAAGGGTGCGGAGCTCTTTATGCTTGTGGGGGCAACTTTTCAATTTGCTAATGAGCCAATTTGTTAATTTTCTAATTCTTTTCATTGCTTTGCAGTTGTTTTAGTTCTCGTTTTGCGGGTGTGCCTAAGTAGGTGTGAAAGGTACGGTAGCATATATGGTATTTTGGGTGTATGTGCTGCCAAAATATTTCCTTATAAGTGAGCCCTACTTTGTGATACAAGTGCAGGGTAAGCTGTTGTATCTCTATAATTTTTGTTAAAAGATTGATTTTATTGTATGCCATAACTGAAAATTTATTACTTTTGCGGTTGGTATTGGCAAAAGTCCTGTCTACTTTCAGTAGGCGGGATTTTTCTTTTTAGTTCATTGAAGGTTCGGGTATTCCAAAAAAGAAGTGCCATTGCTTGCTTCCTACTTTTAGAGCGGCTTTTTCAAACTTGGTGCGCATACTTTTGAATTGGCGTACTAATTCAGGAAGTTCGTCTAAGGTGTAGTCGCGGAGGAACTTTTTTAAGGGGCTTCGTTCTTTCATAAACTTATTGAAGAGAGTCCAGTTGTTTTGCTTTAGTATGCCCATTGCTTGTGCATCGGCAAGGATGATGGAGCGCAGTCGTTTTACTTCGGTTTCGTTCAGCAAATCGATAGCGATAGCTTGGTAGTTGGGTGTGAAGCAAAAACGCTGATATAGGGCGTTTAGTTCCTCATCGGTAGCTTCTAAGAGTTGACAAGTGCGGTGTGTTTCGAGCCATACAGCTTGTTCTAAGGCATTAGGGCTTAGTTTTTGGCGTAGGGTTATTATCATATCATCTGTTTGCATATTGTAATTATTTTTAAGGTTTGTGCCCTTCTTGAGCCCTACCTCTTGGGTAGGGACTCTTTGGACTTTTGTCCCGCTTAGGGGCTCGAACCCTAATGCCTGCCTGTGCGGGTATCAGTACTTAGATAGCCGAAAATTGTAAGAGTATGTTTTTCCATTGCCCGCGTGAGTCGCGTTCGTAGAAGCGAATGTAGTCCTTTGAATGGTTGTACTGATAGCTTTCGCGGAAGAGTTCGCAGGCGCGGGTAAAGTTCTCATCGGCAAAGGTGTCCTCGTACTTGTAGAGTTTTTGAATATTGTCGGGGTCAAGTTCTCCTTTTTTGCGCTCTAATAGGGATAGAATGAACTCTTTAGTGGCTTCATCGCCTTTGTAACGGCTTTCGATGAAGTCGAAAATGTACTTTTCGGCTTCGGTGGAGCGTTCGTCATACGAGCCTTTTCCTTGCTTGTTGTACTCTACTTTGTAGGAAGCGTGTTCTATTTTGAAGTTTCCTTTACCTTCGGCAAAACGACCGCTGTACTCTTTAAGCAGGTCGCCAAGGGTTTCCATAGTTTCAAAGGCGTGTGCTTTGAAGTCTTTGAGCTGGGTGCTGATGTCTTTAGCAATGGTGAGAAGGCTTACTACGGCATCGGCTTTCATTGCTTCGTAGGCTTCACGCTTTTGCTCGCGTTCTTTTTTTTCTAATTCTTGTGCTTGTTTGATTAGGGTAGCACGTTCTTCAGGGCTGAGTGTTGTTAAATCTACTGTCATTTTATTTAGTATTTAGTTATTAGTCTTTAGTTGTTATTTAGCTGGCTAAAAGCTCGCGTTTGATTACTCGTTTGATACGGCGGAAGCTCTCAACTACTTTGATAGAGTCGCCCCCGATGGTTGCTACTGTGGGTTCGCATTCTTTGAAGAGGCGTTCAAAGAGAGTTTTACTTTTGTCGGTACTGGTTGGGGGGAGGTTTCTGTCTTTGAGTCCATTGCTCTCGCAGATGCTTTTAAAGTCTTTAAAGGTAGCGCCTATAAGGTGTATAAACTTGCGCCCGAAGCGGTCGTCGAGTTCGTCAAAGCCGAGTTTGTTGTATTTTACGCCTGC